TTTTTGGTGTGTAGTAATCACTCATCATTGTTGGATTGCCTACGCGGTATGCCACCCCTGCCGGCTTATCTGACAAGATATTAAACCTAGGCATCTTTGTAATCCCAAGGGTTTTTAAGGCTATCTGAGATAACTCAAGGAAGGTAGTAGGCCTACCTGTACAAAGATTGACTGTCTGATTGCAATTGTTTTGCGCCATTGTAACTACAGCATCTACTACATCATCAATGTGTATAAAGTCCCTGGTAGTAGTTGCACGCCCCCATATATCAAATGGATTTGAGTTAAGTATTGCTCTTTGCATTATTGAAGGAAAAGGGTAGGTCATATCTTGGTCAGTGCCATAGCCACTAAAGGGTCTAAGTATTAAGACCTGGGTACCCATCTCACGCAGGTAACTCATCAACATCTCACCTGTTAATTTAGCCCATCCATAGCTCATGTCAGGTGCGCCAATTTTCTTAAAGTTTAGATCTTTTTCCTTTAGTTTATGTTTTTTGTTTAAGGTTTGCAGCTCTGTTGGATAGGCAGCGGATGAGCTGAAATAAACTACATAAGGCTGCTCTGTAACCATGCACCAATTAGCAAACTCAGCATCAATGGCAAGATCTACAGCTAAACTTAAAGGTTGATTTTCTATCTGTTGCCGACCACCTACAATAGCTGCAAGGTGAATTACAAGATCATACTTTTTTGTTTCTAACTTAAAAAAGTCCCGACAATCTGTACCATTTTTTAGATCTACTAAAGTCAATTGTGCATAAGGTAAGGCACGCCTAAAGGCTCTACCTACAAAACCATGTGAGCCAGTGATCAAGACTTTCATTTAAGTGCATAGACAAGATCTGCATACTCTGTAGATCTAAGATAAGTCTGCAAGGTCAATAGATCTTCCTCATACCATTTAGGTTGATTGACTCTTTCATAGCCTTCATCCATAGCAGCTTTACCAGCTACAGGGTGCAGGTGTTCAATGATTACATCTGGCAGATAAATAAAACAGCCAAGATCAATACCTAATTGCTTTACAAAGTTATCAAAATACAAATGCTTACAACCTGGAAAAGTCATACCTCTTAGCTCATCAACAATATCTCTTGTCATTGCATAAGCTGTAGGCAAGTTTTCTCCTTGCAATAAGTCATCACCATAGGCAATACCTGTCTTACCTAGTAACGCTTTTTCAAAAGCCTTATCCCAATCAAGCGATCTAGGCAGATGATCATCACCCATAAAAATGTACAGATCATAAAGAGGGAAGCGACTGTAATCAAGTAGATGCACCGCAGCATCATTAAGAGGTTTTGCACAACCGCCTGTCTTATTATCCGAAGGCAAGCACTTATAGTCTTCATTTTTTGCATACTCATCCCATTTAGGATCATCATTATCTACAACAGCATACAGATCTACAGATGCGTTTGTGCCAACAAAGGATGCAGCTACTCTGGCCATGTTTTCAGGTCTGCCTCTAGTTGGCACTATCACGCAGCTTCTCATAGGAGAAGGGTATGCAGGTTAGTTTTTACTTATTAGTATTTGATATAGCGTGTCTAGCTTATTTTCTATGCGCCTGACTCTGCCCTCTAAATTATGCCCACCATTGTGATCATCTTTAAGCTCTGACAAGTAGTGTTTGACAAGCCATCTAATACCTGCAAAAACAGAGGCAACAATTGTTAAAAGAGCTACGGCAAGAGCGGCCATATCATTGGCACTCATTAGCTGTTACGGCCAAAGGCCTTATCTGTGCCATCAAAGTATCTAATTAAAGGAGCGACTAACGCACCTGCAAGGATAGATAACTCAGGGCGTATGTCAGCTACTAAAGCCAAGGCTGTAGTGACAGTGGCAGCGGCTAAACTGCGTAGATAAGATTTAACAATTGCTTTTTGTTTTACACTTAATTTCATTTGAGTCCTAACTCTTTAGTCTTTTTTTGTACTCCGGCTTTGTCCAAAGCTATTTCAAAATGCATTTCATCCTTACGCCTTTTGTAATTACCGCCCCATGACAAAGAATATTTGACTAAAAGCAATTGTATAGTATTTGTTTGATCTTTTGTAAATGTATTTGACTTACCTAGAGGGTGTTTTGTAGCGTTCAAATCTACAGCTGTACCGGATGAGTGATTGCTCAAAACTTTATCTGATCCCCTAGTCATCCTAAATGCGTAAGACCAGTCATCTAATTGACCTTGATCAATAAGCTCTACAAGCTCATTAAATTGTTCACAAAAGGCAACAAGTATTGGTGCTACATCTTTTGCACATGCAATTTTAAGTGATGTGCCAGGAATAGAAAAAGATTGTATGCCTATAGCTTTGCGGTCTTCACTAGCCGGCCATCCATTAGGACTTGTTAATTCAATAATTCTTGCCATCCATGACACACTTCCCCAAGATTGTGCTATAAACCTAAAGCCCGAAGGTCATCAGTAGTTAAACCTAATGCTGCTAATTTGCCTTCGGCTGTTGCTTTGGCTTGCGCCTTTGCTTCGGCTTCGGCTTTTCTTGCTTCTGAATTAGCAGCATCAATTTCTAATTGCTTAATTTCAGCAGCAGTAGCATCTCTGACAATTTCTTTTTGTGTTTCGCAGTTATATTCTTTTATTTGTGGTTTAGTCATTTTAACTCACTCCATAGATATAAATTGTTCCACCTGAAAAACTGCTAGGAACTCCAAGTGTAATTGATGTAATTGCCGCTGTTGAATTAAAAGCGTATTGATGTATTCTCTGTTGATCTGCGTTTGCTCTCATAGATGCTGTGATGTTTTTATATTCTGTTTCTGTGTATCTATAAATATTCATTTGAAAAAAAGTGCTATCGGAATATCCAGTATTTGTCGTAACACCACCCAGACCTAATTCGGTTTGAGAAGTATTTATACTAGCACTTGCTGAAGATGTGCCAACTATTGACGCTCTAAAATAATCGGTACTTGAATTACCATTTAACCTAATAAACATATCATTATTACTATTTACAAATAAACCTACACCTAAAATTAAAAGATGTTTGTGTGTTTGATTTATACTAGAGATAGTTGTAGATGAACCTGTAGCCGTTGTTGTAGATAATAAAGTCATACCACCGCTTGCAGCTGCCGCACCAGCCGCCTTGAAAAATGTAGATACTCCGGCAGATGTAAAGTATAAAAGGCCGCCTTCATGTTGAGCTAAGGCCAATGATGCTGAGGTACTAACAGTTGCAGTGCCGGCTGTAATTGTGGACACGCCTGTATTTAGATTTTGAATAAATAATGTATCACCTGCCGCAAACAAACCTGTATTAACTGTAATTGTTGTAGCACTTGTGCTACTCATAGTAATGCGTGTGCCTTTGTCTGCGGCCACAAGAGTATAACTAGCAGTCTTGGCACTGACAGTTTGATTAAAATCATTAGTTTGTAGGTCATTGACTTGTTGAGCTGTCAAGACCTGGCCGGTCACAAAAGATTGCTTAGTCATCTATCTCCTAGTAGCTCAAACTGTCTTCATCAAGTAATCCATCAACGGCTGAGTCTAGCAAAAAACCTACCGCAAAGGGTTGAGCGCATGAAAATGTTACAAGAAAAGAATTAGGCGTGATCTGGTACTGCACTCCAGCTATAACGCTATCACTGACTACATTGCCGGCAGGTAAAGTTTGTGTAACCTCAATAGGGTTAAAAATGTCAAGTGCTAAAGCTGCCGTAGTCCTAGCAGGGTCAACTTGACTATAGGCATCTACAGTCAAAGAGTTAAGCTGTATATCAACACCCTGCTCTTTGCGTGAGGCAATAATCATTTGAGCCTGATTTAGAGCATCTGCCTCTGTTTGCATGATGCCTGATCTAACTCTACTATGCTGAAAATAATCGTCAATGCTTGTTAAATCGCTTGCGGTCTGACTACTCAATGATGCTGGCGTGACAGTAACTTTGTTAATCATTTGATAATCAGATATATCAAACTCAACATTTTGATAAGTTATATCACTTGACAGACTAACATCTGAAAATTTTGTAAGAGCTGCTCCAGAGGCAGTAATGATGTCTGACCTTGACATAAACTTAACAAAGCCTCTTTGATCAACATATAAAGCCCCTGTTTCTGTCTGCTCAATTTCTTGCAAAGAGCCAAGCAAAGATCTTGAAGCTCCAGTGTCAGCTTGTACTGTAGTAGTAGCTGTTGTAGATATGTCCCTCATGCCGCCTGGCCAATCTCCAGAGTCAAGCAAACTTGTGACCCTAGCAGCTGTAGTTTGTCCAGCTGTACCACCTGTGACAGTAGTTAGGGTTGTAAGATTTAGCAGCTGAAAACCATCAACACAATTAAGGGTTACATAGGCCGGATCAAATCCTGTAGGACTCTTGTAATTCCACTCTTGCACATAAAAAGATCCTAGGCTGTAATTAACACTAGCGAAAGATGCAGTCATGCGGATCTTACGCATAGGTTTAATTTTGCCGTATAGAGGTGATCCAATATTAGCAGGGTTAAAAGTACCTGTCTGATCTACAAAGACTATCTTTGCACTACCGCCAATAAATGAGTCAGAGGATCTGTTAAAGGCACGCTTTATGTAGCACTGAGTTACAAAGGCTGTAATATCTACAATGTCAGCGGCGGCAGTACCTAAAACAGCTGAGTCTAAAACTGTATTGATGTCATCAAGGATAAGGGCAGGATCAAAACTTGCGCCGTTACTAAAATCAATCTCTGCCTTAAATACTGCGGCTGGCATTATCTACCTAAGTTTGCTAACTGGGTGACTGCACCGGTGCGGTTTAAGTTATACAAAACATCTTGGATTACAGATTGCAATTGACCCTCAGAGATTACAGAGCCTTGCACATTTACAACCACCTTTGTACCCATGCTACCCATGCGATCTAATGGGATTACAGCCTCAGCTCCAGCCTCACCAATCATTGCAATGGTTGGACTATTTACAACGCCGCCCTCTGCCATTTTTGGCACACCGCTAAATTGTGATAAAAACTTAGATATATCTGTATTTAATCCCCTTGTGCTTTCTAAAGCGGTATTGTAAATAAAGGTGTCAATTTTTTGAGTAGTGCCTTGTACTTGTTGTATTGCTTGTGACACTTGTTTTTTCTTTATTTCATCTAATAGACCTAACATCTTTCTTAATTCATCATTGGCCTCAAATAATTTTTGTATGTATAACTCAACCTCTTTTGTAGTAATGCCCCATTTTTTTGCAAGCATATCTATTTCGGCAGTAGTTATCTTGCCATCTTCAATAACTTTTAGTACATCCGCATATCTCAAACCCTCATCAATAGCTTTGGCGGTGCCGTCTGCTAATTTTTGTAATATTTTTACACGCAGCTCATCTTCACCTGACAATTTACGGCTTAAGGCAGCTTGTAGGTTAATCTTTTCTAAGTCAAACATAGACTCAAGCTCTGCCTTTTTCTTGTCCAGTGAAGCTTGAGCAGCCTTTTCTTTTGTAAGTTTTTTCTGTTTATCTAAAGCGGCGGCGGCAAACTTGTCAAACTTTGCTTGCAGCGCGGCTAGTTTTGCAGCGGCTATTTTTTGTTCCTCTGTTTGTGCAACAGTTTCTTTTGAGGTATCTGCAATTTTTTTGCCATCCTCAGCTAAACCTTTGAAGCCTTCAATCCAACCACCCAATACTGGGATGGCTTTTGCAGAGCCAAAAAAGAATTTTAGAATTGGGTCATTTTGTATTGACTTACTAAGACTACTGAAATTTTCTTGTATTTTTTTAACTTTGTCAGCTAAGGCAATTACAATGTAGCCGCCATTTAAGCCCAGTAGCTCAAGTTTTGCGCCAAAGACATCTGTAGAATTACTGCTACCAATTATGATTTCGGCAGCTGTGATGAACCCTTGACCTAAATTCTCTTGTGCCTCACCTGCACTAATTTTAAGGTCATCTAATTTTGAGCCAAAGGTTGCAGTAGCTCTTTGTGCAGCTCCCCCAAACTTAAGAGTGAGATAATCTGTTATATCAGCCAAGCCCATTTCCTCAGCTGTGACTGCATTAAAGCCAAGACCTAACTGACCTAAAGCTCTAAATTGTCCTCTATTAGCTTTGCCTAAAGCATCTGTGACCGATAATAAATCAACGCCTGAGCCTTTGCTTGTGTCAATTGCAACACCTAATAAACCTTGTGCCTTACTTAGATTACCTGTTGAAATAATCAAACCATTTAAGGCAGGTGTTAATTGATCCTCAGTAATGTTTGTGGCTGTTTGCAGATCTGTAATAAAAGTTTTTACACCTGCTAAAGATCCTAGCTCATTGATTGAACTAAGAGATTGCTCTACAGATTTGTCTAGTCTTTCCTGCTCAAGTGCAGCCCTTACAGATGATTTTGCAAGTCTGTCTAAAGCATAGGCAGAGGCAATACCAGCTGTAACTAAAGCGGCTTTTGTTGCAAACTTACTAGATGCAATAACCTTGTCAAAGCCCTTAAGCTCTTTGGTAGCTCTTTGCAAACCTTTTTTGTCAAACTTAGTTAAAAAGTTAATTACAACATTTTGACTCAATGCCATTAGTTACCCCTAAATGTTTGCGCAAGGTACTTATCAATAACAGCTCGGATGCCGTTCAAAGCCTGTTCACCTTTAAGAGCTGTGGCTTTATAGATAACTCTTTTGCCTTTGCCATCTCCGCCTATTGCTCCATGAGCTTGTGACACCTTGCGGATGAAGCCCTCACTAGCATTAGGGTTGCGACTTACTCGCCTTGTCTTGCCTCTACTCCTAGCTGTACCGCCGCCTGTTAATTCAAAAATTATTCCTGGCACTGAGGCATTAACTAACGCTAAAGCTGTTGTTTCAATACCCATGCCACGCCTTGCAACTTTGACTTTTGCGCTTGTAATTTTCACACCGGCTATAGCCTCTTGTTGCGACCATTGCCATCTTGATTGATTTGTTTTGCCAAAGGTGCGGCCTCTATGAGTTTGATCAAAAGACCAGCCCCATGTAGGTGGATAGTAAGGTTTAGTATCTCTCCAACCTGGAAAAACCTCAGCCGGTATAAAACTCTTGGCTAGTTTTTCTACAGGTTTTATTTGTTTGCGTAATTCTTTTTGAAATAATTTTTTTGTATCTGGATTAACCTTCTCTATTTTTTCCATAAGCTCATCTAATCCTGATACATAAACAGCCTTGAGAGATCTATCTGACTTAAGCTTTGCCACTATCTCCGCCTGACTGTCCCTTTTGTTTTTGCAGCCTGTTCTTGCAATATTGCTTTGATCGCCATATACACTGCCGGATCAACCTCTAAAAGATCTTTAGGACTAATACCTGTACTGACCGAAATGGCGGCGACTTCCCAAATTTGTCCATGTCGGTCTAGCCATTTTTTGCTTCATACAATAAATCAACATCTATAAATTGATTGATGTAATCATCACCAAACTCTTTGTCTGTTTTACCTGCCGCTTTTTCAAGAGCGTGGGCAAACCACCAAAGATCTGACTCAAACTGTGACTCACCTAATCTCTTACGCCATCCTGTCTTAAACTCAGCTTCAAAGGCTACTTTGACAGATGGCGTAAGATCATAAGTAATCTTTTTGCCGTCTTTCTTTGTTATTTCAATCTTGTGCATGTCCCACCTTTTCTTTTTAGCTTGTTGCTTTTGTCAAAGCTGTGACTGGAAAAGTTACGCTAGCCAAAGCTGCACTGTCTGTAGATCCCGAAATAGGTGTCCATTGGGTGATCAAACATGACATAGAATAACTCGGATTTGTAGCGGTGACTGTTCCGGTAACTGGGATCAATTTGATTGCCAGTTTAGACCCAATCGCATCTTCAAAAAGAGAGTTCACTGAGGCTGCCGCAAAATCATTGAAGATTTCCATACTGATTGATGACACTTCAATGCCACCGATCATATTCTGTACAGTATCGTTCATAGCAGTAATAGTTACTGCCTCTACTTCGCGGTTAAGACTTACAGTGCTGACAAATGAAGATATGGTTGAGGTACCTACAATAACAGCTACTTTATTAC